AACTGGAGTGCATCATGGCTACTGCCGATCTTACCGCCGCGCGTCTGCGCGAAATTCTTCACTACGACCCTTTGACCGGGGTGTTCACCTGGAACGAGACGTACCACGAAGGTCGACTCCGAAATAGAGTCCCGGGGCATACGAGCCAAGAGACTGGGCACATCAACATCAGAGTCATGAAGCGGGCCTACGAGGCGCATCGACTCGCTTGGCTCTACATGACAGGCGAGTGGCCTGCGGTTACGGTAGATCACAAGAATCGCCAACCAGGCGACAACAGATGGAGAAATCTTCGTCTTGCCACGATGGCGCAGCAGCGTCAAAACCAGAAGATGCGCAAGGACAACAAGCACGGATTTCAGGGTGTCGAACTGCATGAGCACGGCCTTTGGCGTGCTCGATTGAGAATCAACGGGCGCCGTATTCATATCGGCTATTTCAAGACCCCGGAAGAAGCGGTCGCAGCGCGCATAGAGGCCGAGCGAATCCACTTCACGCACTCCCCGGCTTGCGAGCCTCAAGTCGAAAATCCCTTCGCTCTCGTCCAACAGGGTGATATTGGGTCGGCCGCTCCACGATCTTGACGAACCCCGCCTCTGCCACCATCGGACGCAGTGAATTGAAGGTGTAGCCCCACTTGTGCCCCATGAACGGGTCTTTCTCTCGGGGGTCTCCGTAACATCCCCAGAGCCCCGCTTGATCCGGATGCTTCCCAGCCATCGTGAAGTTGTCAGCGATGTTCCGGCAGCATTTCACGATGTCCGGCATCTCCAGCACCATCAGGCCGCCGGGAGAAAGCAATCGGAACCATTCGCGCAGCAGATCCGGCACTTCCCAAAGGTGAACATGTTCGACGAGATGGATAGCCATGATCTCGTCGGCGCAGCCGTCAGGCAGCGGAATCGCATGCGCTGGCGCCACGATGTCGGCCGCAGGCCGCGGAACGGCGTCCACTCCGGTGAAGCCTTCGATTCGTTTACCACCGGCGCCGATGTTCAGTTTCATTTGTTCGCTACCTCTTTCGCGAAGGCCCAGGCCTGCGCAGCTTCTGTTGCGCGCCATTGCCACATGGACAGGCGCTGAAGGAATTCCAGCCGGTTCGCTGGGGTGAAATCTCGCGGCTGCAGCCACATGGCCGCGCCGTTCTCGGCTTCGAAGGGAACGCCGGCGATGGCCGCATCCACTGCGCAATTCGAATGGCGGCACACCACCAATGAAGCACCGCGAAGAAGATCGGCGAACGGTGTCGTCGCATCGATCTCGCACTTGAGCCGCAAGGGGTCTCGTCCTTTGGGACGGAAGATGATCCGCCGTCCTGGGAACCGAACACGCAGCCTCGCGTGCATTGAGCGCTCCCACATGGTTTCCTTCAGGTACTCCCTCGATTTCCTTCCGAGGCCGATCAACAGGATCGGGCCCGATGGGTTCGAATCGTTCCTCAGCCTCACACCCAGGGAAGCCCATCGCTCTGGATTCGGCTCGGTGCGATCCAGCCACTGCTGCGGGTGGTCGCTGTCGATCGACATGCGGACGTGGCCGACGATCTTCTTTCGGTCTAAGTAGCCGAGATCCCAATGAAGCACTCGGCCGCCACGTGCGATCTGCGCCTTTCGTGCCTGGTCGTTCACCGAAGCGCCGACACCGAACAGGACAAGCCAGTCGCTCTTTCCTTGGAACTGCTTGGTCTCTACGATCTCATCGCCGGCCACGCGCGCGGCCGCTGCGAGCGCGAGGAGCATCGGTTCACCGCTGGAACTCGGCTTGTGTGCCCTCAGAAATTCGACCGTAGCCATTCGACATACGTTGCAGCGACCGAATCGATGGACGGCGCTGCGGCGCGCACGGTCTTGGCCGCTTCCAACCTGGTCGACGTGCACTCCAGCGCATCGAATGCCGCGGTAAGTTCGGCCTCGTCATCGGCCCACTGTTCGGCGCCGGACGCCGTTTCCAGATAGCCGGCTTCGCGGTTGCAGATCACCGGTGTCCCGCTCCCCTGTGCGTTGGCCAGCTTCACGTTGGACTTCCAGTGCCGCGGCGCGTAGCCGGCGCAGTCCCGCAGTGCCAGCACCAGGTCGACCTCGGCCAGTTCGGCTGGGTTGACGACGAACTCCAGGCCGCGCGTCGCGCACAGGCGTTTGATGATCGGGAGCCAGCGGCCCAAGTAGTGCTCGCCGCCTTCGTAAGCCACCACCTTCAGCGGCCGGATCGGGTTCACTCGCAGCCCCGGGCGCGCGTGATGCGGCAGCGCCAGCACGGGGACACCGAAGCGCTCGCAGTCCGCAGCCATAGCCTTGGTCGCCGCGACGATGCCCGCAGGCCGGATCATGATAATCTGCTCTTCAAGCCAATCGAGGCAGCGCCGCTTGTTCCATTCATTGCCAGCCGGTTGATTCCAGCTGTCGACTACATCCCAGATCACCTTCGTTCCTGCGCGGTGGAAGCGCTGAAGAAGTTCAGCCGTCGGGCGCTTCACCAGCACCGCAACGTCGTATGGCGCCACGTCCAAGGCGTTCGGCACGACGGCTGCGCCGATGGTCTGCCCCAATTGGACGCCGCGGATCTGGAAACTACCGCTGGTGCCTCGGCCGGTCATCAAGATGCGCATCTCAAAAGCCTCTCGAACGGCTCGCCGCTCTCAATCTCTGTCAAGGTCCACTGGGCCCAAGCCAGCCGCCGGAACATCTCAAGCCGGCCGGCATCCGTGTTGTCCTGCTCACCAATCCAGTTTGGCATGTGGGACTCAACTCGAATCCCCCACATCAGCGCCTTGACCGCGGCTCCGCTGCCCCATGTCACCACTTCGCCTGCGGCCGCGAGGTCTTGCTCAAGCGGAATGCAGGCGCCAGTTCCGGGATGCAGGCGAACTCGACCGCGCTGCTGTGCTGGCCAGTCCCGCGGCATTGCGACGCCTGCCGGGCCGATCCCGCGCTGTGGGAGCACCACGCGCTCGCCGCCGGCGCGCCACGGCGCCAGGTCAACTCCAAGCCTGTCGAATCGCTCTGCGCCTCCGATCGGGAAGCGTCCTGCGGTGTTATGCATCCCTCTGGCCAGCGAATACCACCGACCGCCGGCGAAGTCATTGCCCCATGCGGCGTTCTCAGCCACGATGACTGGCACTCCGCGCTCTTCGCATTGCTTGGCGACTTGGTCGGCCGATCCGATGCGGTTCCACGTACAGAAGACCTCGGGGTCGCCGACCCGCTTCAACCCTTTTTCGAAAGCCGCGCGCCGCTCAGGCAGCGTGTAGCGCAGGTTCAGCAAGGCACGCATCGAGACTGGCCACCGGGTAGACACGCAAAGCCGAGCCCGGCGTGCAGTTGATGATCTCCACGCCGCGCGGCTGGTAGCGCTCGAACTGCACCTTGAACTGCTCCATCCTCTGCGCCGTAGTGTTCCGCAGGCCTTCTGGGTGTCTGCCGAAGAAGTGCTTCCCAGGGCTGTGCAGATCGAAGCCGCAGAGCAGCACCTTCGACGCACCGAGCCGAACGGCCACCTTGATGCCGAGCAGCCCCGAGTTCGTTGCGTTCTCTCCCGTCAGCCTCTCGACGCCATCGATCTTCTGGTAATCGACCATGCCGCTGAACTTGCGGCCCTTGAACTCGGAGGCATCAGGGTGACGCCGCCACCAGGCGAAATCCGTTGAGACCAGCGCATCGGCCCAAGGTGCCAGCCGGTAGGCGTCCGACACCGCGATCACAGAACACTTCCCCATCACCGATCGCGCGACTTCTAGACTCATGCTCGGGCCCGTGGCCAGCACCGAAAAGATCATTGGCCGCTGTCTGAAACCCCCGTGCTCACGGGAGATGTCAGGTATTCAATGCCTGAATCTGGGTCCGGCAAGAAACCAGCCGGGTTGTAGATTTTTCCTCTGGTGCCGTTGACCATGTGGACGAGCCGGAGGGCTCCGTCCAGGTCGGGCCGGTAGCGCAGGACGACGCGGGCTTCGATCTTCGATTGGGTCGCCTGCGCGGCAATGAACTCTCTGACGCTGAGGGGCTTGATCTCAGCCCACACAGTCGCGACCTCGACCCACGCACCCGTGGTTTCGCCGCTGTTCGGGTCTTGAATGACTTCGCCGTTCGAATCGACGGCGAGCTCGTACCGCTCAATCAGGATCCGATGGCGAAGGCGGCCGGCTGCGAGCGTCATGCCACTGTGGAGCGGCGAAGCCCCGACAAAAGACTGGTAGGCCCGGCACTGAGCACGTAGCCATGGCCGGCATGCGATGGGACCGCGGGGGCGCCATCACCATCACGGAATCGGAACTGCGAAGCGATCTCGACCAGGGTCGCGGCCTTGACGACAGGCTTCACCAGGTAATCGCCGTTGGAATCGGTCAGCAGGATGGGATCGCCGTTGCTGTCTTCGATGACGTTGCCGTCGGCGTCGAGCAGCGGCTCGTAGGCGCGCCATTCATCCTTCAGCCAAGAAATCACGGCACCGCTGATGGCCAGGATCATCATGTCGATCCAGCCATCGGCCGCGTCGTTGTCCATCATCAGCTGCGACTTGACCTCCGCGCGAGTGACCAGGGCGACCATGGATCAGGTCTCCAACTTGATGGGAGCCGGCGGCGTGCCGTCGACACCCTTCGCGCCGCGTTCACCGTCACGGCCCTTGCGCGCGGCGATGATCCAGTCTTCGCTGCGGGACTCGGGCTTCGATGAGGTGGATTTCGTGGCAATCCACAGGGAGCCGTCATGCACCCAGGCTTCGTTGGCCGCGGCCTTCGTTCCTTCGCGCCAGTAGCCGCCAGGGCGGATGCCGCCGGCCGGGTAGCGCAGTTCCTTGACGCGGCCGGCGGCCACCGCCTTCAGGGCGATCTCGTGCGACTCAGGAAGGTATTCCAGTTCAAAGCCGTCGAGGCTCAGGCCGTCTTTGCCATCGGCTCCATCCACGCCGACCACGCGGCCCAAGCTTTTGACTTCGCCGTTCGTCATCGTGATCTGCAGTGCGCCGTCGCGATCGATCATGGCGCCGGCCAAGCCCAAGCCGTCGGCACCCTTCTCGCCACGCAGGCCGTCTTTCCCGTCAATCCCGTCCTTGCCGTTGACAGGCTGAGGAATCGCGGCAATCGCTGCCTTGACCATGGTTTCCGAACGCTCGGAGACTTCCTTGATGGCCTCGGCCAGCATCGGCTGCACGTCGCTCAACGTGACGCTGGTCCCATCCGTTCCGTCGCGGCCATCCTTTGGAGTCGGAATCGCCTTCACGGCTGTATTCAGTGTTTGCTCGGCTTCCGCGCGCATGGCCTTGATTGCATCGTCCAGAATCGGACGAACATCTTCAACGCTCAGGCTCTTGCCATCAGCGCCCGCCTTTCCATCCGTACCCGGCGCACCATCCTTGCCCGGCGCACCGTCGCTCCCAGCGGGTGCAGGATGCTCGGCGAGATATTCGACCGTTGCATCCTCGGCCATCTTTTGGATGACTGGCGCAAGCGACATGCGAACGCTCTCTTCAATACGATGCGCGATCAGCGTTTCATCGACGTCACGAGCTTTCTTCAAATCGGATTCCAGCTCGCCGATTCGTTTTTGCAGCGGTGCAACGGCTTCGCGAATGGCCTGGCCCATCGCTTGGCCAAAGGTCTCGGGATCAAACATGCGTGGACTCCGGTTGTGCGGCTTTCCGCATGGCTGCGATGGCCTTTTGTGTTGCGACGATTGCACGCGCTTCGGCGATCAGCGCTTTGTCTGCGTCGCTCGGTTCGGCGGGGGCCGGTACAGGCGCAGGTTCAGGCACCGGTGCCGGCGGCGCGGGGGGCGCCGGCAGTTGCATGTTCGGATCCCAGTCCTTCCGGTCCGCCAGCATGCCGAGTGGATAGTCCTGGTTCTGCCCCCAAAGGGTGTCGCCGCCGCCGGTGGGCGCCAGGTTGAACCGCAGACGGCCTTCGTCTGGTGTCTTGATCTTGCCGCCGACCAGCTTGGCCTCGACCTCGGCACGCTTCGCTTCATCCATGCGCAGGAGCGGCTCGAGGTCCAACTCGATGCCAAGCCCAGGGATCACCTTCAGACCATCATTAAGCAGTGCTTCCATGTGTTCGATGTGCGTCTGCAGGGCGTTCTGGTAGTACAGCTGGTACACGCCGTCGACGCCGAGACCCGAGGGAATAGTGCCGATGCCGACCATGAAGGGGGGGATGCCGAAAGGCTGGCAGATCTGCTCGTCGGAGTAGCGCATCTGCTCGACCATCTGGGAGTCGATGCTCTTCATCGCGAAGGGCGTGAACTTCATGTCGGCGCCGACGATGGCCACGCGGCCTGCGTTAGAGCCCGTGAAGTTGGTGCTCCAGTAGGCTTTCACGGCATCGGCGTCCTTCTCGGACATGCCCGCCGGCGCGGTCAGGATGCCGCCAGGCTGCGCGTTGTTCGCGAAGAATTCCGTCGCGCTCCGCATGATCTTCATGTTCTTCAGGGCCGGCCAGTGCGCCGCAGCGAGTGGTGGCACGCCGATCAGCGGGTGATGGATGCACATGCACCGGTCGTGGATGATCTCGCTCGCCGGAACGATCAGGCTCGAGGCAGGATAGCCGGCCGGCAGCGTGTTCAGAGGGTCGGTGTACAGCTGATAGTAGACCTCGCCAGCGTCAGAAACCATGGGCTGCACGCGGCACGGATCCAGCACATAGAGGTCGATGACCACATTGCGCGCGTCGCGGCGCTTCAGGAGGTATGCGTTCCCCTGGTTGAGTTTCGACAGGATCCAGTACTCGCGGAACTGGCCGGCGGTCTGGAAGTTGTTGGGCTTGCGCAGCACCGGGTCGTAGGCCGGATTCGTGACGTCCTTCCAGACGCCGCTCTCGGTACGTTGGCGCAGCCGGAATGGGAGCTTGCCGATGTCCGAGGAAATTCGGTACTCGCAAGCGTAGAGGGTCGGATACGTCAGTAGGTCGCCGCGCTTTTCCTCTGCATTTTGCTGCCATGCGCCGGTGAAGGGCTCAGAAATGATGCGCCAGCCTTCCCGAAAGCCACTGCCCACGTTCTGCAGTGCCTTCTGGGCGCTTTCGCGCGTAATACTGAGCCCGAAGATCTTCATGCTGCCTCGCGCAGAGCGGCGCGCACCTTGTCGGCACCGGCCATGTGATGGACCTTGACATCACGCTCTTTTGCGAGAGCATGCAGTTGTTCCTTGTCGAGCGCGTCGAGGCCGTCGTCGACAACAGCAGGCGCATCCACAGGACCAGGATCGTCTGTCGCAGGACCAGGCTCGAGCACAGGTGCGGCCGCGGCCTGCATCGGCTTCGTCACCATCGGCTGGAATGCCATGTCGCGAGTCTGGTACGTGCCGAGCCCCGCGCGCTGCAACAGCTTTGCCTGATGCTCGCGCAGCGGCTTCGTGCGACCGCCGCGCTTGAAGGTGAAGTCAACTTTGTCCATGTTCTTCCTTGTGAGTTGAAAAAAGGAGGCCACGAGGGCCTCCTTTCATCTCATCAGCAGCTCGACGGGAAGCCGTCGATCCACTGGACCGCGCCGGAGCGGCGCGGGCCCCACCACACGAAACGCTCCGCTCGCAGCGCAATGCTGTCGGTTTGGAACATGCTCACGAACGGCGAGCCGTTCGACGTCACCGTCGCGGAGCTGGAACCGACCGGCGTATCGGACATTTCGATGGTCGCCTCGCGGGATGCCGACAGCGTGACCGTGCCGTCGTCGGCCAGGTAGATTTCCGCTTCATCCACGAGGATGAAGGGCGATCCACCGGAGCCGCCGTTGTTGGCCAGGTACTGCGACGTGCGCACCACGATGCCGTCCAAGGTGCCGCCCGTGGCCGTCATGCCAGGGAATGCCACGTTGCCCAGCGCATCGCGCATGGAGGCCAGGAAGCGAGCCACACCAGGAGTGGTGTAGTACGCCGGACGGCTGCCCATGAACGTGGTGTCCCACGGTGCCCAGAGGCGCAGGATCGCGCAGCGGATGTCTTCGGGGTCGGTACCGGTGGGGCCTGCAACCGGCGAGACGCCGTTCAGAAGACCGGCTGGGTTGACGCCCGAGACTGCGGCGACGTCAGGATCGAACAGATCCGAGTCGATACGCTCGATCACGGTGTCGCCCAGTTGGTCGCGAACCAGCGCTTCAGCAGCGGGGTCCGAGAAGCGCGCGAGCTCTTCGGTGATCACCGTGATGCCGGCCACCTTGGTGAAGGCCGTGAAGATGGCGTCGAAGTCGAACTTCGTCACAGGCTTGGACTTGCCTTGCCCGACCCAGCGCGAGCTGCCGCCCGAAGTCTGGCGCGGAATCCGCACGTTGAACGGAATCGGCCGGAACTGCGCTTGGCCGATCAGGGTGCGCGGGCGCAGCCAGGTGATGAAGTCCAGCGACGTGGTGTTCGCATAGACCAGCGGCGCTGCCCACGTGGCATCGGTCGTCGTGCCGGCGGGCACGGTGGCCTTGGTGCGCATGATCTGCTCGATGTTGGCGCCTTCCGACTGGGCCTTGAAGAGCTTCACGAGGTTTTCGCTCTGCGGATAGTGTTTTTCCGCGAAGCGGAAGGCCTTGTCGACGTCGCCCTTGGCGTGAACCAGGCAGATGGCCTGACGCGCGAAGGCGATGCCGGGCTCGAGCTTCTCGACGTTCTTCAGCTGCAGGGGCAGCAGATCGGAGCCGCCGCGGGCCGGCTGGCTGCGCTGCTCGCCGTCGCTCACGATCTTGAGCGTTTCCTTGTCCGCTTCGGCCATACGGCTGACACGAGCGATGTCGACGTCGAGGCGCTTCACTTCGCCTTCGAGGGTGTCGAATTGCTCGCCTTCGGCCGTGTCGAGCGAACGGTTTTCGTCGACGGACTTCTGCATGACGGCTTTCAGTTCGTCCTGCTTGGCGTCTCGGGTGGCCTTCAGCGAGGCCAGTTGTTCTGCGAAAGTCTTTGCCATGATTGGCTCCTTGAAATGCAAAAGCCGCCCGAAGGCGGCCAGATGGTTTGGAAAGTGACTCAGCGGGCCCGCGTGCAACGGCGGGCCGGACGGTCAGCGGCGGATCAGAGGGATCGCGCCTTTCATGTCGCGCGGCGTTTCGGCGGCGCGGGTGATCAGTCGGACGCCGCGCGTTGCTTCGCGGTGGCTGTCCATTGCTTTGATGGTCTGGATCGTGGCCGAGGCATTGGCCGGGATCGTCACGAGAGAGAGTTCGTAGATCTCGGTCTTGATGAAGCGGATGCCGCCGTCGTCCATGAACGAGTACTCGAGCGCACGGAAGCCGATCGACACCCCGCGCACAAGCTTCGCCTTGACGGCCTGCCAGGCCATGTCGACCAGATCCTTGAGTGCACCGGCTTCGGAGATGACCGGAAGACTGGCCGTGAACGGGATGCCACTCTTCGTTGCCTTCCCGAAGGTCGCCATGCCCACAGGCTTGTCGTGCTGGTGCTGCCAGAGCAATGGGATTTCGGACGCATAGGACGCGCCGAGCGGGTCCACGATGTCGCCCATGCGATCCATTTCGATGGTGGTTGCCATCCCGGAAATCGTCCGACGGTCCTCGTCGAGCGCCTTCACTTCAAGAAGGCCGTATGCGCGTTCGATTTTCATTTGGCTTGCGCCTCCATTCGGGCAAGTCGGGCCTGAGCGCGCTTGCAGATACTCGTCATGCCTTTGCGGCACAGCCACTCCACCAGCTTTCGCTGGCGGTCAATGCACTTGCAGGCCATCAGGTGGCCACCGCAAGAACCAATTTCCTTGCGCCGACGGGGTTCATTGCCATGAGGGATACCGCGTTGAAGGTGGACATCAGCGGGTCGATCTTTGCGGAGCCGGATGCCTGCTTGGTGATCGAGATGGCGTTGCCTTTGGGCTCGACCTTTGCGTTTCCGACCACCCAGTTCATGAAGCGCGTGCCGCCGTGGGCCAACTCTTTGTCTTTGCCGGCCAACTTTCTTTCCGTCGTCTTGATCGCGCCATTCAGGCGCCAGCCTTGCGAGATGCCGACGATCTGATCCATCGAAATGCCGCGCGCGGGGTCCGTCAGCATGTCGACGATGTCGCCGATGCCTGCGGGGTCAACGCCGATCGCCTGCTTATCGGGCAGCAGGCCACGCTGTTTCACGTGGCAGATCAAGTCCGCCAGCTGCTCGACGTCATCGCCCGGGTGATCGACGATGACCAGGTCGCCGTCCTTTTGGAAGTCCAGAAGGTTCGCCGCGATGTCCTTGCGCCGCTCGAGCACGATGCGATGCGCCCAGCCACGAGACCAACTCAGCCAGCGCCGCGTCTTCCGTTCGCGGCCGATGATCGTCAAGCCCAACAAGTCATCCAGGCCGCCGCCGTCGATGCCGGCAACCGCCACTTCGCAGCGATCAAGCAGCGCATCCAAATCCTGCAATCCGGGGTCGCCGTTCGCTTCCCAGAAATCAGCACCGGCCCACCGGTCGGAGTGAAGCGCCAGGCCGATCTCGATGTTCAGATGCTGGCTGGCCCACAACCTCAGGGCCGCCTCGCCTTTCGCTTCCTCGTCCCTGAATGCCGGCTCCAGCCGGTCCAGGCTGATCGAAAGGCCGAGGTTCGGCGTAACCATCGGCCAGTTCGCCGGATCTCGCCAAGGCTTGTTCACGTCCCGCTGCATCTTCTCGGGATACTCGTAAAGCACCGATAGCATGGCGCTTTCCCGCTTGCCGTCGCGCACCGAGCGCGCCTTGTCGAGGTCGTCCTTGAACACGCCGGCCGGCGCCTCGTCACTCTGCGTCGTGATGATGGCCAGGAACGCTTCCGGAAACGGCTGCATGCCGCCGCGCAGCTGGAGCATCGCCTTGTCGGCCCGCGGTATTTTGCCCAGCACGTGCAGCTCGTCGATCAGCGCCCCGACAACCTTCTTGCCGGTGATCGCCTTCGGGTCGAAGGTCATGATCTGCAGGTTCGCCTGCGTCTCGCGGTGCACGATCGTCTTCAGGTGATCGCGCACGTGCAGCTTGGCCTCCAGCACCGGATCGAGTGCGATGGCCCCGGCTATCGCTGAAAAGGCTTCGTCCGCCGTCTTCTGGAAGGGCGCGGTCAGCAGGAATGGTGCACGTGGTCGCTGGTTGAGCAGAAGCGCCGTCAGCATGAGCAGCGCACCGTTCGTCGTCTTGCTGTTTTTCTTCGGTACCAGCAGGAACAACTCGCGGATCATGCGGGCCTTCGTCACCGGATCCACCGAGCCGAACATTGCGCGCACGATGTCGCGGAACCATTCGCCGCCGGCCTCCGCGAATGTCGGCGTCCCGGTCACATCCGCCAGGCGCAGGCGATTCAGCACCGCCACTGCCCTTTCACCTTCGACGACATCGAGCGGGAGGTCCGGCACCAGGGTGCGGCCGCTCTTCAATCTTGCCTCCCAGTCGAGGCAAGAAAGGTTCCAAGTCATTGAAGCAGAGGCGCGCTGCCGCGTGGCAGCAGGTCGTTCCATTCAGTGCCGGCCTGGGCGCCCACCGCATCGGCGTTTGCTTGCTCCTTTTTCCCGAGCTTCACCGGCTTCTCGGCAGGCTGACCCGTCGGCAATGGTGGTGCGAGTGGGGTTGGAACCGTGCTCAACAGGGCCTTCTGTGCCGCCACATTCCCGCCTCTTGCCGCCTTGTCCATGGCCACAAGCCAGCCGAGGCGGCGTTTGTGCGCGCCAGTGGAAAGCTCGAGTGAGAAATGCTTCTCGAGGGTGTTCCTGGCGATCCCAAGCGCCTGTGCGATTTCCTCGTGCGCCATGCCGCCCGCGGCGGCGATTGAGACATGAGACCGCTGCACTGCGGTGGGTTTGAAGGGTGGACGGGCCATGATTTCATTTCTGCGCAAGAACCAGAGGTTCGGGCGGAATTCCGGGGGCGAAAATAAAACCTACGAATGAGGTAGGGCGCGGTTTCCGGAAAGACTCGATTTTTGAATTTTTCCCTCCCCCCGCCTTCTTCCGCCCCAAAAAGGTGCGTACCCGAGTGGATGCGAGTCACTCTCATTCTTCGATCAGGATCGCCTGTCTGCTCGACTCAGGTCTTCATCGGTCTTCGCATCGTGGCAAGGGACGCACAGGACTTGGCAGTTGCTGTCCTCATCCTCTCCACCCTTGAACAGGGGGACCTTGTGGTCGAGGTGGAAGCCCTCAGCGTGGAACTCAGTGAGCCTGCCGCAGGCTGCGCAGTACGGGCTCTGGGTCCAAAGGCGGAGGCGACGTGCTTGGAGCCTTCGGCCGGTGAGGCGCGGGGGCTCTAGTGGGGGC